AATATTCAAATCCATCAAAAGTTCCAATTAAATCATTTATTTTTGTTAACTGAGCTGTTGATTGTATTTTTGATGTTGCTGTTACAGACAATGCATCTAATTGTAAATTATCACTAGCTTCGGTTATTATGGTATATCCCTCATACAAACCACCTTCCGCTAATAGAAATCCTAACTCAACTGTATTGCTCGTTAATTCATTATATTTAGATTGATATGATTCTAGCAATTGTATCTTATACCAAAAGTTTTTTATTCTTTCTTCAGCAGAACCAAAGTGTACAAAGTTTTCGAACATATGTACATTACCTTTAGCATATTCAATATTTAATTTTTCAGTATCAATTCCGGTCTTAGTAATATATTGTTGTACTAATGAAGTTGATGTAGTTGAACCATTTGCAACCAAATCATCGTACATTTGATAACCAATACTACTATCAGTTTCTAATTTAAAATTAGGTCCTTGTAATGGAGTACAATATTCAATATCATCACCTACCAATGTTATGGTATCTATGATTGGTTGAGATTGTAGTTTGCTAATCCAAGTCTTTTGGTTAGTTAGTACAGATGTTGGTAATGGTTCGTATAATTTAAGAATTAATGATTTATCAGTAGGTGATTGAACCAAACCAGTCCAAGTAGTAATAAGTTTATTATTACCATCACCTAAGTGAAGTAAATGAGTTAAGTACTTTGAATCATCAAATACACATTTATCAAACTGATTAATAAACCCTTCAGCTATTCTATTAATAACAACTGAACGAGGTATATTAATGTCAGCCTTATCAAATAAAATATCAATATTTTCAACTGGTCCTTTAACTTCTTTTTTACCATTTAAATTATATGGTATTAACTTTAATTGTATAGTTACCTTATCACCATAATCATTATCTGCAACTTTAGCAGATATTTGAGGTTTTGCAGATTTAGCAGTTAGTGTAGGTTTTTTATCTAATAGTTCCTTTACATTTAATGTAGTAGTTCCCTTTGGACCCAATTCCACATACTCAGTAGAAGCTCCAATATACATTCTAATAACAGTTGCATCTATTGAATTCCAACTAATATCAAAATCAACATCATACCCTACAAAATCAGCTCCTCTTATTTCCTTTGGATATTTTATCTCCCTAATATCAGGAACATTAACATATGTATCGGATACAACATTAATCAATAAATCAATAGCTTGAGATGCAACATCAGATGTATCTTGCTCCACATCAGAAGCTTCTAATTGTGGTTTTGTTAATCTATCCACAATATTTCTTACATCGGTTTTTACATCTAACAAATCAGATGTGTTCTTTAGAGTTGATAAACCAGAACTATTTTTTGGTTTAGTTGGAAAATTAACTTTAGTAACTGGTTTAGATATCGTAGATATAGGTGCTCTTTTAAGTGTAGATGAATTTATATTACCACCTAATATTGATGTACCTCTATTCCCTCCATTTGAAGATGAAGTAGATGTAAATTTTAAAAAATCGTTAAATTTAATCATTATCTTAAATTTTCAAAATTATCTTGTCGAACTACATCTTCCCTACCAGGTAATGGAAATTGTCCACTACCATCGATTGGTAAATAAGTTTCATCATTGTTACCACTACTTCCACCTGTTCCAGGAGAATAGTTTGGGTTGGTGTTAACATATGGATTATCATTATTAGCTGGTTCCTCTTTTACTTCTTCGAAAATACTAATTGGATTAGATTGACCACCAATACCACGTACATCTTTAGTTGTAATTTCTTCAGGTGGATTTATGAAATCTTCATAATCACTCAAAGAAAATGGAAATATTTTACTATTATATTTTCCTATTTTATCAAATACAGAATGTGGTATTGTAACACCAGCAGTATCTCCTTTTTCTAAATCATCATATTCCAATACATCATCACCAACTATAATTGTAATTGCTTTAACATCTTCGTTTTTTTCAAATGCAATTGGTACTCCTATTTCCGAATTTATATTGTAAGTTCTACTTTTAGGATTTATTAATCGTATTTCAGGTGTTCCGAAATCAATATTATCTCTAACTACACTCTCTACTTCAATATTGATTGTAATATTGTTTCTCAACTTTATTGTTAAGCTAAGTGATTCGTTATCACCAGCCTCAGCAGGTACTAAAGGTACATTTCCACCATCTCCATCATAAGTTATTTTAGTAATTCTATATAATGTAGTATCAACTGATTTTATTTGGTATTTTGAATAAGCTATATCTGTATATTCGGTAATTCCAATTTTTGGAAAAAACTCAGCTGATTTGAAATCATTCTTTTTTATTACGATTGGATTTCCTTGTCGTATTCCACTTAAATTAACTTTGAATTCTAATAATTCGGAAGTATCATCAATTGAATCATCAAATAATGATAAATTTGAAAATCCTAATACTTTTGGAGAACCATATATTTGTTTGGATACCTCAGTATTATTTACATAATATTTACATTGTATTTCAGTTACACCTAAATTACCAAATTCATTATCCAAATCAGGATTTCTAACAAGTTGTTGGCCTTTTGTATCTAATGATATAATATACTTTTCATTTGTCGAATAACCATTCTTAGATATTGTTATGGTTTTGGTACCACCATCAATCAAACTACTCTTTGTAATATTAATTTGAGCAGGTGTTGTTTTTCCACTGTATGTTCCATTTATCGAAATACTAGCACCCTTTATATTAGATGTAATTCTAAATGATTCACCAGTGGGTGTTAATTTAATACCACCACCACTTTGATTACCAGAACCAGTACTTCCACCACCTCCGTTATTTTCGTCAATTCTAACAAGTTGATTAGAACGGCCGCCAGAGTCTCCACCACCACCGAAATTATCGGGGTCTAAATCGCTATATCCTCTATCACTTATCATTGCCATATCTATAAATATTATTAAATAATATTAACTATCACTACTAATACCACCACCACCTTGATTGTAAGTATTTGAATTATTTGAATTACTTATTGGTTTTTTTTCATTTCCTCTTCTTCTAAACCTACTCAGACCGTTACCAATCTTAGTTGATTTTGTTGGATTTGGTTTTGAAAATTTTGGAATTGCTTTATTATTTGGTATTTCTTTTTTAATTTCTTCACTTAATTCATAATCTTTAATAGAAGAATTATCAGTATCGGTTTTTCTTTTAGTTACAGTAATATTTGGAGTAGTTGCATTTATAACAACATCACTCTCCCTACGTTGTAATATTTTACCAACCTTATCTACACTTTCATCGAAAATAATATCCATTTCCGATTCAGTTTGTATAGTTCTCTTTGGTAAGTAGAATTCAATACACTCAACTATTATTCTCTGAGCAACTGTGTAAACATCTTGTTTGGAAAATGTTATTGATAATGGAGTTCCCTTTGGATTACCATAATTATTATCATTTATAGATGAGTATCTATTAGAAAATTCATTAAACATAGCTTCTCTAAATTTACTATGTATCTTAGTCATCAATATATCAAATCCACTTATACCAAATTCAGCTACCATTTTATTATACCATTTTTTAGTATAAATTTTCTTTATAAAAGAATCGATTTCAATTGGAGTAATTAATTCAATAAACTTTGGAATGTATTGTATTATATCTTCTCTAAATTCTTTACCATCTACAAATATTCCAAATCTCTGAAGTAAATCAGTTTTATCTGCTATATCATTTCTTAATGGTAATAACTTTACTTCTGTTCTTGATGGTGATATTTCTTTAATCCACATTTTTTCATTTGTAGAATTTAAACCAATACGTTTATTCAATAAAGTTATTTGAGTTTTAAATATACCATTATCATACCCCGCTTCATTTATCAATCGTTCCGCATCTATAAAATATTCATTTGGAAATTGAAAAGCTTGTAATTTAGTACCATCCGCTACTAAAAAGTAATCTTTGATATTATCCGAATTCATTGGTATATATCTAACCGAATCACCATATTCACCTTGAGGTAATTGATTATCGTTAACATCATATAAGATGAACTCAATCATATCAGAATCGGTAAATCCAAAGAAAGACTGTAATGTGCCTTCTTCAAAGATTGCTCTATCTTTTGATGATATTCTATATCCCTTATTATCTAATATGTCTTTAAATGATTTAATTGCCATATTAATCTCCTTTTTTATTTTTTCTAACTCTACCAGATAATGTTACCTTATCAGTTGTACCATCATCAAATTTAACAACTACCTCAAATTGGCCATTGTAATCTCTTGCTTTTTGATACCATGCCGTTGGTTTTGAATCTTTCAAACCAGAATTAAATTTTAGTTTGAAATTTATAGTACTTTCAGAATTAACTGTTGTTGATTCCAATTGAGTTGGATTTCTAACATCGAAAATGTTGTTCCCAGATATGTAATTAAAATTAATTTTTGTAATTTTTAATGTAGCACTTACATTACTCACGTCAATCGATACCACACATTTTTCCTGCCAACCAGTTGTTTTAGCTCGTTTTCTAGTAGTTGTATCCTTCATATCATATGAAGGACTATTTTCATTTTGTTGTACCGTAACCGTAAAGTTTTTACTGGTACCACTTATACCACCTTCTGCAGTTTGTGCAGCCAATCCAAATAGTTGTTCTCTTAAATTTTCATTCTCTTGATACAATGCATCATTTCTTGCACTTAATGATACTCTCTGAATTGCCTCATTAATTGAGTTTTGAATTGCGTTTTGTAAATCAATAGTTGTTTCAGCTACTTGCTTATTTGCAACTGTTGCTTGTTGTTCGGAAACATTTGCTTTTAATTTCTCATTATCAGCTTCTATTCGTAAAGTTTCAGTTTCAATTTCTAATTCAGAAATTGTACTATTTAGATTTAGAATATCAGTTGTAAGAAGTTGTACCTCTATTGTTAAATCATTTACAGATTGAGTTACCTCATTATAAAATGAACGTAGCACTGTATCTGGTAATTCTACTTTGGTTTGTGGTATTAATTCAAATATCTCAGTATCTATTGATTTCTTTAATTCCTTAGAATCATATTTAGGTCTTATCAATTGACCACTAACAATCCCACCATCCAATTCATTAATATTCAATATACCAGCTTCACTTAAATTTCCAAAATTATCAGATGGTATTTCAGATAAATCAGGATATCCTTTTTTAACAGCCGTAAATTTATTTGATTTACTTTTTCTAGCAATACGAATTCCAGCCGGATTCTTAGCTGCTAATGCAGATGAACCAGATACCATTAGTTTCTGAACTTTTGATTCTTTTTTTAAACCAGATTCTTTTTTCATATTAACCTACTATACTAAATGTATAATCTTCATCGAAGAATTGAGGAGTTCCATCAATAACAACTTTGAATTCTATTTTATATATTCTATCAACTTCCCAATTAGATAAATTTAATTTGAAATAGTTACCACTATCATCACAACTTAATTTTGTAAAATCACTAAATGGAACGATAACATCATCCGAATGGTAATCTTTGATTTGATAGTATGATAATGTTGGTAAAAATTTACTTATACCATATTGTGCCGTAGATGTAAATGATTTTAATGGATATAAATCTCTACCTATTACTCTCAACTTTGGCGTTGTATTTACCTTATACTCTTTTTTAAAGTTTCTAATACCAACTTTAATTTCTTCTGAAGTTAGTTCGGTAAGAGAACCAGTTGTAAATGAAACGTCATCCCACCCTATTCTTAATTTAGGTTGATGTATTGTATGAGTTTCTTTACTAAATAATTTTAAGATACCATAATCAGTAGAATCGGATTCGCTTGAGAATGGTAGTTTAAGTATCAATCCATCATTTGGTATTGAACCACTAATCCAATCTTCCACAATATCCTTAACATCCATACTAACATCTGATGTTAGGTATTCAAAATTTTGAGTTGCGTAAACTGAATCGTAGAATGTACCACCCAACCCAGCATATGAACCAGTTGATACTTCTGAGAATTCAGCAGTTTGTAACCAACGTTGTGTTGTATCACCTTCTCTATTATTCCAAGTTACACCAGCAGTAGATATATCATCAAATCGAGTACCATTACCCATTTCCCAACTTTGTGAGATTGGATATGCCTCTAATGTAAATTCCAATGGCAGTTCCTCAGAATCAGTTTCTCTTAATATAAGAGTTGCTTCTTCCAATGAAACATCACCACTAACAATACTTTGTGATACCCCATTTAAATCAAATTTAAGGAGTGCTCTTGATACATCTTTAATGTTACCATAATATACCTTACTAACTTCTAATACCTCATCTAAACCAGTGTTTTGGTCAGGTTGTTGTAAGTAAACCGATGCATCCTTTGATGCTGTTAAAAAGTAATACATTATCTAGCTCTTCCTTTTATATCCACATCTGGAAATTTAATTTCAAATACTGAAGGGTCTAAAGATGGATATAAAATCTTATCTTTAATAGCCGCTTCTATGTTGTATGAATTAGGTGCATAATTGTCATGACACTTATTCACAATTTCTAATTTAGGAACCGAACTTACACCATCAACGTTTGCCAATAGTAGTTCTAATTCCGAAATGTTTATGGTATTATTAAATGTCCAATTATTAATATTAAAATAATCTTTCATTTCGTTAATACATTCAGTAACAATTTCACTTTTATTATAGTTCTTTAATGTTACTACCTCAAAGTTAATTCCAATATTGATAATATACCCATCGGAAATATTAACACCATCAGTTAGAACTTTATATTCGTTTAAATATGTTTTTAGGTTTTCCTTAACCGCATTATTTAAGTTTGCTAACTTACCATTGTTATCATATCCTAATAAATAAAGATTGATTGCAAATGGATTATTCTTTTCATTATCATTTGAAGTTTTACCTATTAAGAATTTCTGAAGTTCTTGTTGAACTGATTTTCTATCCGGCTCCTCACTATCAGGCTTATCAACGAATCCCATTACAATATCAGTAAACTCTTGTAGAGCTTTTGGGGAACTTAAAATCGATGATGGTGAGTTATTATCCAACGTACCATCGGCCGTAGCGTAAGCCTTTGCAATTGAACCATATTTGGTTGGCATTGATAATACTCTTATTTGATAATCTTTAGCAGTTACTGCTCTATTCTGAGAACCAAAGTTTGCCAATGCATTCTCTCTAATCTCATCAATAGTATCACCACCCTTACCACCAGTTGCAGGAACTTCGTTATCAACTGCTACGGAGTTTTTAGTTGCCGATACCAACGCTTGCTGATTATCATTGAATGATTGTAAATCTTCTTCAAAATCAATTGAGTTAATTACAGTAAGTGAACCTTTGGGTACATTAGAACTAATACCACCACCAACTAAATACTTAATAGTCATAGTTGTGTTTGATGGTGATGTTCCATATGTTTTTGTTTTCAGAAAGTTAGTTGGGTCAAATGATTCATTTAGCTTACTAATTGAATTAGGTAATCCTAATCCAACATTTTTTAAGTTTGGAATCAGTTGTTCATCGTTTGCCGTTGGGTCACCCGCTCCAAATTGAATAGTAGTTGTACTATCCCCATTTACCTTCTTAACAAATCTACGAGGTGTTTTTATTGTTTTAAGAATATAAGGTACAGTTGTTTTGAATTGATATAAATCAGGGTCATTTATTTCAGTATTTGGGTAATCCTCAAATACCATCTCCTGTCCTAAGTAAGGAACTTCATACCATTTATTTCCATTTGCATCCCTTACATCGTAAATATCAATTACATTAGTTTCACTAAGTTCGATAGTTTGAAATGATTCATATGAACCAAATTCAACTTCTTTAGTTACTACTTCAGCTGAAATAGCCTGAACATATTTCTTAACTAAGTAAAATGTAGTTTCACCACTTATACTATCAGTTTCATATATACTTATCTCTCTATCAGTATCATCCGAAAAATCAACAACATCTTTTGTTATAAACGTAGTATCTCCATTTGAAACTTGCATACCTTCTTTAATAGTAAGTAAATAAGTTTCATCATAAGTATTAGCACCAGCTATACCAATAGATGGAACTAATTGATAAACCGAAAGTGTTGTTACTGCGGGTGATGTTACCTTTGGTTGATATCCTAAATATTGTGAAAGTGCAATTACATTTTCAATATCTTCAGCATGAACCATTAAAGATTCCTTTAAGGTATCATCAACATAATATGATAAAGAATCACCAATATAAGATGCCATTTCAATGAACATCATACCTGGGGATGATTCATTAAAATCAGAATAAGTTTTTGGGAAATATGTTTTAGCAAACTCAATTAAGTTTCCTCTATATTGAGCAAAATCTTTATTAAGGTATTTTATATCCTTACCTCTATTCTTAAAGTTTTTATTTGTTTTAGTTATAGCCATATTCTTATCCCTGTGCTGTAAATGTTACTTCGTTTAAATCAGTATTATCACCAATTCTAAATTTAACTGAAACATTTATTCTATTATTATCTCTTAATGTATTGGATGAATCAACTAAAATTTCCTCAGCGGTTACATATGGTAACCATTGTTCTAAACTTTCATTTATAGTATCTTCAATTCTACCCTCAAAATCATCAACGTTTGGTTCAAATAATAATTCCTGCAATCCACTTCCGAATTCAGGTTGTAATATTCGTTCACCTCTTTTTGTTAATAGAAGATTTTTAATGTTAGATTTTACTTGTTCTGATGTTTGGAAAGTTTGAGAAAATGCGGTATTTGTAATTTGAATGGGCAAAGATATACCAATCGCATAATCATTGAATGATTGCGTATCCTTTATTATCTTACTACCTAATTCAACTGCCATAATTTATATTACATACCCGGCCTCCAAGGACCTTTTGATTTATCCCAAGCTTTTATTAACTCAGAGTTATCTCTATTTAAAATTCTATCCAATCCAGCTAACCCAGTTGTTACACCCAATCCTTGCTTTTTACCAACAGGTTGTACATCACCATATCCCATTTTATCAACGATACTTTGTTGTCCCAATGTATGAGTACTTTGTGTACCAAATTCCATAGTCCTTTCAGATACCTCAGTTGGTGCACCAGCATAGGTTGGTGTTTGTTGTATATTATCTAACACACTTTTTGTTGTATTTTCACTTATACTAAGTGGTTGAGTTTGATTTAGTATTTGATTTAATACTGGATTCTTACTCAACACTCTTTGAGGTTGGGTTGGTTGTATTGATTCTATAATAGGCTCATCCATAAATGTAGGTTGTGTTGGTACTATTTGCTTGGTTGGTTTTAAAGCTTCTCTTAGTTGTTTATTTTCCTTTAACAACTTTGCCATCTCTTTTTTAACACCTTCCTTTACCAACTTTGGTAGGACTGATTTAATCTCACCTTCTACAATAATTTGAATTGCCTTTACTAATTTATCAGTATTCATTTTATTATCTTTTATATTACTCTCCTTATAAATATTTAAATTAAGTATTTTCGATTTTTAATCACAGCAGCAACCATCATCTTCAAGTTGTTGTTGGAAGCTAGCTATATAAGCCTTTACATCAAATGAATCAACATTCATATCAGGCAATGATACATTTACCACATTTTGTAATGAAGTATTCCCATTTAGAAAATCAGTTTGAGTATTACCAACACCATCAGTTTGACCATCAGTTTGATTATTATCAGTTTCATTGGATTGACCATCTATGTTTGATGTGTATCCATCACTACCATCAGGTTGTTCAATTACAGGCGGTTCAGTTCCATCCTCAGATGGGAAGTTGATATTTGGTATTGGAATTATGGGTGGTACTAAGTAACCAGTCCAAGGAATAATACCAGGAGCGGGTATTGGTGTTGGTACCGATGGGTATAATGATGTGGTTTGTATAATACCACCTATTGAAAATAAGTGAACTAATGCGGCTATTATAAATAAATCTACCATTATTATTTGCTTACTCACAGGTTTAATTGGTGGATAAAGTGGCCATACGCCTACATTTACTACTACATTTGAGTTTACAACTAAATTTTGAATTGAACCAGGTGCGGGTATCAATGGTATTGGGAATGGTTTCATTTGAGCACCTGCCCAATATGCTTTTACACCATTACCAAATTCGTTTATTAATGAAAATTTATCAGATGGAGATGCCATTCCTTTTAGTAAAGCAATAGTAAATAAAGCTTCCATCAATTGTTTATTGCCAGTTTGAACTGATTCAAAATTTATGAAATCCTTACCACGCTTTACAGCTGCATCATATTCTTCAGCCCAAACTTTAGCTACTGTTTTAACTGTGTTGGAATTAATTACACCAGTCTTTCTTATTACATTTAGTTTGAATAGACCCCAAGACATTTATGATGTTTTATTTAAGTTACTCAACATAGTTTTGAGTGATGTCTTTACTTTTGTGAAAGATGCAACGTTAAGTGGAGGTGCTGATAATCCAGATGGTGTTATATGAGTCATTACCTCAATAGC